AAAAAGCAATATTTTAAATCATTATTTGCATCTACCTATTGACATAGCGCAAGACGTATGCAACACTCCGCATATAAGAGACGTGGAAAGGGTTTTACGTGACGTAGAAGGATTTTCACAAACTCAAGCAAAGCGCATAATAGCGCTTATGCAAAATGGCTATGATTACCGCGACGGTGATGGTCAAAGAGAAGCAGCCTTAAAACTGGCTGAATTTTTAGACAATATCACCAAAGAGGTAAGAAATGGCGGAGAAAGACCCAGTTGACGTGTTAATGCACGCTTTCAACGAATTCAAATCAGCAAATGATGAAAACCTAAAACAACGCGACGCACTGCTAGAAGCAAAAATCAACAATGCTTCTAAAGCGCTTGATAGTCTCGAAGATGTAAATCAAAAATTGGTACTTGCTGAACAGCAAGCCAAAGCCACTCAAGATCAGTTAGAAAGAATCGAAGAGCTGATTAATCGTCCAGCTGCTGGCGTAACTAAGCAAGATTTTGCCGCCGTTACCAAAGCATTTGATCGAGTAATGCGCAGATCTCCCCAAGATCGTGACCGCAATGACGTAGAAACCATCAATAAGTACGCCAATAGCATCGTTAAAGCTGACGATGTGAGCGCAGGCTATCTGCTTGCACCTCCAGAAATGGAAGCAGCAATACTAAAAAACCTGGTAGAGATTACTCCAATGCGAGCGCTTGCAACTGTGCGCGTAATCGGTGGTGACAGTCTTAAACAGCCAAGAAAAACCGCAAGCGGATCTGCATCGCGTATTGGTGAAATTGCTACACGCACTAATACTGGTGATCCTGCATACGGCATGATCGAGATCAAAGCCTCTGAAATGTATGCTCGTATCGCAGTATCTCAACAAATGCTTGAAGATTCTGGCTATGATCTGTTGGCAGAATTGCGCGAAGACTCTGTAGAACAATTCTCAGTCAAAGAAGGAATTGAGCATATTAGCGGAACCAATGCCAGCAACCAGGGCGAAGGCGTATTGACCAACGGATCAATTAGCTACACCGCATCTGGTGAGGCTGCTGCGATTACTGCGGACGGCTTGATGGATTTGATACACGCTCTTAAAACAGGCTATTCGGCTGGGGCTGTGCTTGGCTTTAATCGATCTACTTTAGGCGCTATTCGCAAGCTTAAAGATGGCATGGGCGGTTATCTTTGGACTCCAGGTATAGCAAATGCTGCGCCTAACACTATTCTAGGCGTGCCTTACGTTGAAATGGCGGACATGCCTGATATCGCAGCTGGCACATACCCTGTTATCTACGGCGATTTTAGACGCGGTTACAAAATTGTTGACCGGATCGGCATTAGTTTTCAAACAGACTTTACGACCGAAGCTGACAACGGCCTGGTAATTTTCCGTGCCCGTAAGCGTTCCGGCTCTGCTGTCGTATTGCCTGAAGCTATCCGCAAACTGAAAATCGCTGTATCTTAAGGAGATTATGAAATGGCTGGATTATTAAAAAACGCTAATATCGTGCGCATAAATGCAGGTGGCGCTGGTTCTGCTAGTGCTACCCCAACAAAGGCAACGATTCTGGATATGTCAGGCTACCAATCAGTAATGTTTATCGCTGAGTTCGGCAATGTGCTTGATACCTCTGTTGTATCGTTAAAAGCTGGTGTATCAGATACCAACGATACTGCAACCATGACACTGTTGACAGATTTTCCTACGGGCACGGCTGGCGCATCTACCTATGATGACAAGCTGGTTATTCTGGATGTGCCAAAAGTCGACAAGCGTTACATTGAAGCGCAAGTTTTCCATGTTACCGCTGATGCGCCTTTCGATAGTGTGATTGCTATACAGTATAACCCTACTAATGTGCCAGTAACTCAAGGCTCTACCGTTGTAAATTCTGCAACCGCATTGGATTAATCATAATGGCTAATACACTTATCCATTTTGAGCAGGGAGGCGCTGAACTTGTACTCGAGTCAGGCGCTGTCCTGAATCTTGAGAGCTTTACAAACGGCGCTCCAGGCACAGGAATTTCTAGCGGAACGGGTACGGTATTTAAGTCAAGCGTGCAAAGAGTTGGAGGGATTATAAAAACATCCCTGCTTATCGATTTGACCGGACTAGCATCGTCGACAACTGATCTCGATATTATCGGAGTCGGTGCCGGTGCTGCTTATCTAGGGCAGATTACCGCAGCCAAAAACGGCACAATTCTGACTGGTCGCATGACTTGCCTTGAGGTGCCTGCTGGTGGCGCTGATGATGTTGATTTGTACGCAGCTACCGAAGCGAGTGGTGTATTTGATGCTGGTATTGGCACATTAGCTGAGACTGCTTTAGTAACCGCTGCAGGCGCTTGGACGCTGGGCTTGACAAAAGGTTTGTCTGCTATACCTGCTGCTAATCAGTATCTGTATTTGTGTGGCGGTGAAGCTGGAACGGCTGCAACCTACACGGCTGGCAAGTTTTTAATTCAACTTGAAGGTTACGAAGCCTAATGAAAATTAGGATGCTTTGTGATCAAAGCGGGTCTGTCGATGGCGTGGTGATCCTGCGCTATCTGGCAGGGCAAGAATACGACATGACCAAAACAAACGGCCATGTCGAGCTTGCAACAACCTTTTTATCACAAAACTGGGCTGTAATTGCTACCGATAAGCAGGTGATTAAAGATGATAAGCAAGTTGAAAACAGCGCCGAGCGTGGAGCCAGTGAGCCTGATAGAAGCGAAGCTAAACCTAAGGCTCGCGGTCACAAGCGATGATGCTCTAGCATACAGTTATGAGGATGACCTCTTAAACAGGCTTATCACTGCGGCGCGCGAGTACGTAGAGCATTACACAGACAAGTGCATGATAACGCAAGTCTGGGAATTGTATCTCGATACATGGCCTGATAGCAATGTAATAAAACTGCCTAAGTCACCTTTGCAGTCAATAACCACGATAGCTTACACAGACTCAGACGGAAACACAACAAATTTTACAGATTTTTATACTGACACAGCAAGCGAAATTGGCAGGATTATCTTAAACGACACAGCAAGCTGGCCTAGTGCAACACTGCGCGAGGTTAACGGGATCAAGATTACTTACTCGGTTGGATATGGTGCTACATCGTCAAGCGTGCCGAGTGCTGCTAAAACTGCAATGCATTTGATTATTGGCGGCATGTATCACAATCGGGAGCATGTTGTTATTGGCGTAACCAGCGGAGTTCTACAGCTTGGCGTTAATAGCATGTTAGACACACTAAGATTATATGACGGAGCTTAATAAATGTACGTAACAGACAATTCTAGCGTTTTACATGAGCGGCATATTATGCGCGAGGATGTGGGCGCAACTTATGCATACACAGGTTTCGCTGATCCAGGCGCACTAGAGAGCGCTGCATCATGGTCAATCATGCGGGAGACATTAGCCACCGGAGCTATTAACTATGCTGATAGTGGACGATTTAATCAGATATGGGATAACCGGGCAGCACTGACTTATGCGTAGCGGTAGGCTCAATCGTATTTGTGAGATCCAGTATAAAACCGTCACTCTTGAGGGTGACTACGGAACTGAGCAAATAGAATGGGCAAAGAAGGCAACTGTATGGGTAGAGAAGTTAGATGTGCTACCTAGCAAGTCGGAAGCTGTAAAAAATGCTTTAGATACAAATACTAACCAGTCGCGGATCAGGATGAAATACAGAACTGATATTGATACAACGATGCGCTTTTTGATTGACGACATTGTTTATCAGATTGTATCTGGCCCTGCTGAGATTGGTTATCGTGATATGAGTGAATTTATAGCGGAGAGGTACACAGCATGAGTTTTATACAGCGATTTGAAGTTGCGGTCACTACGATTTCTGACGGATCTGCCACTGCTTACACGCCGAATTTCACTGGCAAATTATCACAAATTAGATACGTTAAGACCGATTATGCGGCTGGCGTAGATTTTACTATTACATCAGAAGCAACGGGTGAAACGATCTGGACACAGGCTGATGTTAATGCCTCGGCAACCGTTGCACCAAGACAAGCGACTCATTCGACCGCTGGCGTTGCTGCTTTATATGCTGGCGGCGGCACTGCGGTATTAGAGCCGATTTGCATTGCAAAAGACAGGATAAAGATTGTTA